CACAGAAGCCGACTTCCAGAAAGCCTGCGAAGTTGACGCAGATAGAATGTGCGATGAGTGTCTTTGTTGCAGTTGTTCCGAGAAGAGTATGTTAGAGTGCTGCAGAAATATATGCTTGGAGTGCGCAAAGCACACGGCCAGTTCTACAGAACATTGCACAAACTATAAACATATAGCCTGCGACGAGTCTGAGGATGACGAACGTTGCATTGCTTGCGGCAACCTGCTTCCGGCCAGCGCGGAGACCTCGTACTGCTATATTTGCGTAAAGAACGGTGTGCGCGACCGTATGGAGGCGCTTTACTGCGACAACGCGAAACTCGGTTCGCAACTTGAGATGGCAAACGCGAGGGTGAAAGAGTTGATGGGCGGACTTGATTGGGCAAGTAATTTGCTTGAGGACGCGGAAGCGATAATGGACAAACTCACTGCTAAAATCGAGAAACGAGATACTAAAATAGCAAAGCTTAAGAAGCGTCTTCGTGGGCAAGCGCCTACGGAGGTTGCGCTATGAAGCTAACATCCGCATCAGTTACTCCCGGAGAATGGCAGTACCCAGGGGACGTGTCGTTTACTTTAGAAGTGGATAACCAAGAAGAAGCAGACGTAGCGAACGACCCGTCATTCCAGCAATTCGTTTGCGAAAAGATTATCGAGTTGTACAAAGCTGATTTGGATAAACATTTCGGCAAAGGCAGTTTTACTAATCCAGATAAGCCATCATGGGATGGCTATCAGTGTAATTAGGGTGTCCGCTGTGTGCGGTCGGGTTTTGTCGCACCCGTCAAAAGCGAACGTCAGCCTCATGTGCCAAGTGTACAAGGAGATCGGGCGGGGTAGGTACTTGACAAGTGCCCCGACTGCAGTTACAATGTCGATGTGGATGAACGACGTGAAGCGGGGCGTAGCCCCAATGACACTGTCCTCCACAATTAGCGTGAGCGGGAACAGCTGCTGCGGTGCGCCGTATAGCACACGTTCTCACTCACTGCCTGCTTTAGCACCGGAAACGATGGGCAGGCGAAAAGGTTTACCGTGTAGGTTTCAGTGACATCAATGTCACCAGATGGTTGGTGTAAGATTGCACGACACGGTAAACTTCTAAGGTTTTGGTAGCTGTGCCCGCCTGGCGAAACAACTACATAACATGCTTGGGGTCAGCGGTCAGTAACCGCGCCCGCCAGTGCGGGTGGTTCCTTGGGAACCTGCGGTGAAACTCCGCGCCCCTCGCCTCAAGTTTATTATCGAGGGGTAAAGGGTTCGGCCTGAGCTTCGGCCCCCGAATCAAACACCCCTCAAAAGTTTCGCATCTGTAGCTCAGCCCGGTAGAGCGTCGCGGTGAAAACGCGTAGGTCGCAGGTTCGATTCCTGCTGGATGCACCAAAATTGACAATCCAACACATCCGTGTTATTGTCTAGCCAGCATAGGCCCGCCACCTCTGACATAAGTGCAAATAGCGGGTCTCTTTCTTTTCAATCGCGCCACAGACACGCCAAACGCGCCAACTTTCTGAGGGGGAAGCGCATGGAACTGAACCAGATTTACCACGGGGACTGCCTCGAACTAATGGCGGGTATACCGGACGGTAGCGTTGATATGGTGCTTTGTGACCTCCCTTACGGAACTACCGCTTGCAAGTGGGATACCATCATACCGTTTGAGCCTCTCTGGGCGCACTACAAGCGCGTGATTAAGAAGAACGGGGCAATTGTGCTGACCGCAAGCCAGCCGTTCACAACAGAACTTATCGCAAGCAACTTCTCAATGTTCAAGTATGAATTAATATGGGATAAGGGACGCGGGTTTGAACCACAATTAGCAAATATCCGACCGATGAAATCACACGAAAACATTATCGTATTTGGGCAAGGAAAACTTTTTTATAATCCTCAAAAAACCCCGTGTGAACCATATACGATGAACCGCAAATCTTTGAACAAAAAAGATGGGGAAGGGCAAAATATTTTTGCATCTAAACCGCAAAGTAAAACCTATAATGAAAAGTTTCCTGTTTCCATACTTCGTGCTGGTTTTGAGCGCGGACTTCACCCAACCCAGAAGCCCGTCGCCCTGTTTGAATACCTGATTAGAACCTACACAAACGAAGGCGAAACGGTTTTGGATAATTGTTTGGGGTCAGGGACTACGGCGATAGCGGCAATTCGCACGGGGCGCAACTTTATCGGTATGGAAAAAGACGATAAATACCACGCTATTGCCTGCGAGCGCGTCAGGCAGGAGCTTGAGCAACAGACACTTTAAGGGGACACTATGCCTTATACCCGCAAAGAATACGACAAACTGATTGCGAACCTCAGTACCCTCGCGCTGGTAACAGGTGCGACTGCGGTTAGTGAGGAACTCCTGTTTGCTGCTACACAGTTGTCGCTGCACGCCCCGTTTAAGACGCCCGAAGAAGTGGCGCATTATGCCTTCAACCATAGAAGCAAGGGGGAAGCAGACGTGTATAGTCCTTACTACAACGATGTTGTAATACCGGCATTTGCTGTCATCTCGCGTGAGATCGACGCCTGCTACCCGACGTTCGCGACCGACTGCCAGGATAACCTGCACTTCACTTGACAAACTTCACCTCCTGATTTATTATTAGCGAAAGGGGGAAGAATTTATGGCAAAGAAACTGAAATGTTCCGACGTGTTCGACGTGCCGACCGCAACCGTGAGACGCGCATTGCAGGATGCACCTGCTGCTAACTACGTTTTCCAAGAGGGTACGCAGATAGAACCGACGACAGCACCTATTATCTCGGTTTATCCGCATAGCGATTCTATCACCAGCAGTATTCCCATAGGCTCCGCCGTGAACCTTGGGGACTACAAGTGGCCGACGCTGCCGAAGGAAATGCCCGAAGGCGTGACGCGCAGGGAGATAGAAGTCGTACCAAGCTGGACGGCCATACGAGAAGCTATTGCAAAGATTGACGCCCTCGAAGCCCGTGTGACCGACCTCGAAAGGGCGCAGAAGGCACACGCGGTATACAAATAGGCCAGTATGTGCTATAATAAAATAGAAATGCCCCAGACATCGCGAAATGCCGGGGCGGTATGCAACCTGTAAAGGAGGAAGCACTTGAAAAGTATAACACGAGTCAAAGACGGAGTCAACTACAGCGTCCCAAACATTCCCATTGGAATGAAGTGGGGCAGGCTTACAGTGCAACATCATGCACCAGAAAAGGTCAAAGGGCGATTGCGACATTTCTACATTTGCATTTGCGAGTGTGGAAAGACATGTCGTGTGGTCGGGGAATGTTTGATTTCTGGTCATACGATTTCATGCGGATGTTATCATGACGAAGTAAGGCTTGTTTGCACAACGACGCATGGCGACAGTCGGCCAGGCAGTAAGTACAAAAGACTATTTGAGAGCTGGGGGGATATGATCCGGCGCTGCGAAAAAGAAAAGCGTAAGGATTATCACCATTACGGTGGTAGGGGAATTTTTGTCTGTAATGAGTGGAAAGATTATCAGACATTTAAAGATTGGGCACTGGCTAATGGGTATAATGAAAAACTATCGCTAGATAGAATTAACAACGACCTAGGCTATAGCCCAAGTAATTGCAAATATTCAACAGCAAAACAACAGGCTAGAAATAGGCGTAACAATTATTTACTAACCGCTTTCGATGAAACTAAAAGTATCGCAGAGTGGGTAGAAGATAGCCGATGTAGTGTAAACTACAGCACTGTACATGCCAGAGCGACAAGGCTCAAATGGCCCCACGAAAAAGCAATTACGGAACCCGGAAGGTAACTAATTGCTCTATCATAAAAACCGAAAGACTCTCCTGTAAAGGGGGAGTCTTTTTTATACCGCAAAGGTGGCGCGATGCTAAAAAACGTACCAAAGGGAACGCGATCCGCCTTCGATGTATGCGTGGCAGATCTGATCAATGACCTCATCATGGAACCCGATAAGGGTTTAGAGCGATACAGGAATGACCCCGTCGGATTCGTGCGCGAAGTGCTAAATGAAGACCCGTGGGAGAAGCAAGAGGAAGTGTTAGAAGCCGTTAGGGACAATCGACGCGTGACGGTCAGAAGTTGTCACGGGGTGGGCAAGACAAAATGCGCTTCGTGGGTTGCTTTGTGGTTCTTACTAACACACCCCGATAGCTGCGTGATCAGTACTGCACCGACGTGGCAACAGGTTGAGCAACTTTTGTGGAGAGAGATTAGGAATAGTCATGCAAAAAGTAAAATCCCCTTGCCTGGGCAACCATTAACAACAAAGTACGAAATCAATGATAAATGGTTCGCTTTGGGGCTATCAACAGACAAACCTGAGCGTTTCCAGGGTTTCCATTCTTCCAGTGGAGACATTCTCCTAATCTGCGACGAGGCATCAGGTATTGACCAAGCCATATATGACGCGGCAGAAGGGTTTCTCGCGAGTGCTGGTGCAAGAATATTGTTAATAGGAAACCCCACACAGATGTCGGGCGAATTTTATTCGAGTTTTAAAACGTCTATCTATCACAAAATTCATATTTCTGCCTTTGATTCCCCTAATCTTACTCATGGGCAGGTTGTCAGAAAGTACCTCATTACCAAGGAATGGGTTGATGAGAAGCGTGTCAAATGGACTGAAGAGTCACCGCTATGGTCGTCAAGGGTACTAGGGGACTTTCCAGAGCAATCAGAAGACACCCTCATACCTTTGGCGTGGATTGAAGCAGCCATAGCGCGTTACCCAAGTACGGAACGCTCAACCAACGCTCCTTTCCTCGGTTGTGACATAGCCCGGTTTGGTTCAGACAGTACCGTTATCTGGTCAGTTTGGGGCAATCGCGCTGAATTGTACGCGCAGATTCGCAAGCAGGACACAATGGAAGTGGCCGGTGCAATCACTAATGCCATCAAAGAGACAAGTGCCGCATATGCGAATGTTGACGTGTGCGGGCTTGGGGCTGGTGTTTATGACCGGCTCAAGGAAATGAATCAGCCTGCCATTGACTTGAACGCGGCGGGCAAGCCTGTTGACACTGAGCGGTTCGTGAATAATAGGGCCGAGTGGTATTGGAACCTGCGAGAGCGCTTCCAATCGGGTGACATTGCAATTCCCGACAACGAAGAGCTGGCCGCGCAACTCACTGGCCTAAAGTACAAATTTGATTCACGCGGTAGATACCTCATCGAGAGTAAAGAAGAGATGAAAAAGCGTGGGATGTCCTCACCCGACCTTGCAGATGCGCTGATGTTGGCGTTCGCTCAGCAGCGTCCCCCGCAAGAAATTGGCGCAATGCTAGTTTAACGGAGAAACATATGCAGAAATTAACACTTGGCCAGAGGGTGAAGCAATTCCTCTTTGGCGCTACGCCGTCTCCGTTCAGCGCTTTGTGCAACGTCGGAGACCCGCTTTGGAAGACTACTGACTACATCACGGCCTCGCGTGAGGCGTACATGGCGAACTGGGTAGTGCTGTCGTGCATTCAGAAGAAAGCCGCGCCCGTGGCCGCTGTTCCTTGGTACTGTTATACACCTGAGCAGGGCGATAACGGTAAATGGTTAGAGAAGCGCGTGTCCGTTCCAGAAATTGAGGATATGTTCCTCTTTGTGAATGATAATGATAGCTGGTTGCAGTTTATAACCGCTACCATTGCCAGTCTCGACCTTGGGGGCAAGGCGTACTGGCGCAGTATTGAACCAAAACAAGAACTTGAGTGCCTTTACGTGCATGAAACCACGCCGCGTTTTGATGATGGTCAGCGTGCGATAATTGGATACGAACACACAAGCAGTTATGGGGGTGTGCCGACGTTCCTAAGTGCAGAAGAAGTGCGCTACATTCGCAACTGGCACCCGTTGGACAAATGGGGTGGGTTAGCCGCAATTCAAGCCGCCGCCAAGCATGTAGATATTGCTAATGCTGGTGCTGGCTGGAATCTAGCGTTACTGCAAAACTCCGCCCGGCCAGGTGGTATTCTCTCAACAGACGCTACCCCTACACCCGAACAACGTGAAGACGTGTTAAAAGCAGTTGAGGCCCGTTCTGGCGCAGCCAATCAAGGCAAAAGCCTGTTTGTGTGGGGTGGTATTAAATATGACCGCGATACCATGACTCCTACCGATATGGCGTGGGGTGAGCTGGACGTTCGTGCAGCCTTGGCTATATGCAATGTCCTAGGTGTCCCTGCGCAAAAACTGAATATTCCCGGTTCGGAACAGTACGCGAATAAGGAACAGAGCGAAGAGAGCTTTGTTACTGATAGTATATTGCCTGTTTTGACTAGGGTTCAAAGACACTTGCAGCATTGGCAAATTCCCAAGATGCTTGCTAAGCCAATGATGAGTCATTATCCGCCAAACTTACGGATAGCATTTGACACAGAAGCTATCAGCGCGTTGCAGGAAGATAGAGACGCACTTTACGCCCGCACTATCGAGGCCGTAGACAAGGGAATTATCACCCTTCAGCAGGCTTGTGACACACTCGGCTACGATTGGGATGAGATTGGCACCCGCCTTGTGGACGGCGACCGCCAAACACTCGAAACTGTGCTGAATGAAGTCTCGCAACCAGACAAAACAGGGGCAAGCCGCGTTGTGGTAGCCCCCGGAAGTGTTCCCGATAATAATAAGCCAGCAGTAGCAGAGGAGGCAACTAATGCCACAGCAAACAATACTCAAAAATAGGCATAACATTGTGACTGAGATTAGTTTGGGCGTGAGTGATTCCGAAGAGGGAATTATCACCGGAACAGCTCACGTCTGCGGAGTGCTGAACTCAACTAACCCTCCGATGGTGCTGCTGGCCGGTTCGTTTACAAAGACGATTAACGAAGGTGGGCAAAAGGTTCCCATTGAGATAGACCACGGTTCGGGCATTATGAAAGAGGTCGGCATAGGAGAGTTTTCCTATGATGGCAACGTTTTGACGCTCACTCGTGGTATGTTGAACATGGATTCTACCTATGTCCGTGAAGAGGTTTACCCGCGTTTGAAGCACCGCGCCGAACATGGCATGGCTACCGGCCTGTCCGTTGTTGTGGAGTTGCCGAAAGGTAAAGCCACATTCAAAGATGGGGCCTACCACGTAAGCGAAGTTATCCTCAAGAAAGTTGGCATTGTTGACGTACCTGCTAATGAGCCGTCCGTTATCACCACAGTTATGAGCGAAGAGAAACCTGATACTGAAGTAGCCGAAAATATCACGTTAGCGAAAACCTTTAACGATATTCTCAATGAGATTGAAGTACGTGAAGAAGAGCGAGACCTTGATAGTGAACGCTACAAACTCGACAGTGCTTTATCTTCACTGATTTACCAGCTAACCGACGACGATACGCTCACCCCGATACAGGTTAAGGCCGCCGTGACACAGGGATTGAGCGACTACGCAACCGCAATGCTGACTTGGTTAGATGCATTACTCGCATTGAAGGCAACGGAGCCAGCAGAGAGCGACACAGAGGGGTCTAGCGGGGCACAGGAGGCCGAAGTCGAGTACGATGGCGCAATGATGGGTCGTGGCGATAAAGCTCGTAACACGGCGGCAATGGCGGGGATTCATTCCCGTGTTGTCAAGTGCGCGTCTGAAATCCAAACCCACATGAAGACACTTCGAGGAATGATGAACGACACCCCCGCAAAAATGGGGGCAACCACAGAAAATACTATAGATGAGCCGGAGCCGGAGACCACTGCTTTGTCGCAGCCGGAAACCACTACCACTCAGCAAGTAGATAACGTTTCAATGTCGGCAGAGTCTGCCGCATCTATCGCTGCAAATCTACAACGCAGCATAGATATTCTCACAAAGTAAGAGGAGCAATTAAATGGATGAATTAGTACAAAAGGTAGAGGAGCTTGCTGCTACTACCGCAGAGTTCAAGCGCACAAACGATGAGCGGCTTGCTACCATCGAGGCTACGGGCAAAGAGTCTGTCATACAGACTGAAAAACTGGGGGCGATTGAGGCAGAATTGATTCGCCTTGAAGATTCTATCACTAAGCTGAATCGCACATCCGCTGGCACTACCGCCGACGCGAAGGACGCGAAGACAGAAGCCTTTTTCGCTGGTATTCGCATGGGGTTGTCCCCGGATATGCCTTCCGAAATCAAGATGGGGATGACCGTAGCCAACGACACGACTGGTGGCTATCTGGCAAGCCCAGAGTACCTGTCCACAATCATGCGTAACATTAACGAGTACAGCGATGTGCGCGGCCTTGTTACCGTAAAGCCCACTACGAAAAAGGAAATCTCCTGGCCGACACGCACGCAGGGAACCGTGGCCCGGTTCGTCGGCGAGACTGAGCTCCGCACAGAGAGCCAGAACCCCCTGTATGGGCGCGATAAGATTCTCACTCGTGAGATGTATGCGATCATCGACGTGTCCAATGAAGACTTGGAAGATAGCGATTATGACCTCGAAGGTATGATTCGCGACGAGATCACCGAGAGCTTCACCCTGCTGGAAGGCACGAGTGTTGTGTCCGGCACTGGTATAAACGGAGCGCCGTTCGGGTTCATGAATGCGGCTGGTATCGCTGAAGTCGTGTCTGGCGCTGCTACCACGATCCCTTCTGCCGACCCGCTTATTTCTTTGATGTACAACATCAAAGACGTATATCAGCGCAATGGCGTTTGGGCTTTTAATCGCTCTACGTTGTCTGCTATCCGAAAACTGAAAGACGGGAATAACCAGTATCTGTGGGCACCGGGCATTGCTGGCGCAATCCCGAATACCATTCTTGACCGTCCGTATATCATTGTGCCGGATATGCCGAGCATTGGCGCTGGTCTGTACCCGGTCGTGTTCGGCGACCTCAAACGGGGTTACTGGCTAGTGGACCGCACTCAGCTCACCTTCACCCGCGACATCTATACACAGGCAACTTCTGGCTACGTTCGCATCCTTGCCCGCAAGCGCATCGGTGGCAACGTGGTTCGCGCAGAGGCCTTTGCTAAACTGAAAATCGCCGCTTCCTAAGGAGAGTAAATTATGGCTAACGCAGGAACACTAATCGACATGAAGAATGTCGATGGCGTTAATATCCAAACAATACAGGATAGCGCCATTTATAATGTGGGCGGGGTTGACTACACGGGGGCGGCGATTGGTGCGATACTGGCTAATCAATTCCCCGCTGGCGTAACCGCCACCGCAGCGCAAATCAACAAGCTGGCCGCTGTTACCCCCGGTACGGTGGCCGCAAGCAAGGCGCTTGTCGTTGACGCACAGAAAACGCTCAACGAGCTTACCGTAACAGCACTGACCACGGGGGCTACCGTCACTATCGGGACAATCCCACTGGTGGCACTCACTGTGGCCGTAACCGCCAATTCCACTACCACGGCCCTCGCCGCAGGAACCTACGCCATTACCAGTAACGCTACTGGACTTGGCAAACTGTTCTATAGCGACGGTAGCAAGTGGCAGGTGGCCGCCTAGTAATCAATACGGGGTGGGGGTAACTCCTCACCCCTTTCGTTCATAAGGAGAAAATAACATGCGTGATATTTATCACAACACAGGAGATACAATACTGCTGGAGCCGCAGGACTTGGCCCATACTAATACGTTGTCTGCAATAATTGACACCGTTGGTTTCGCAGGCGTTGACCTCAAGGTTATCGTTAGTGCGCTGACCGGCGTTGACGGCAGCAACTATCTGACCATTGTCGCTCAAGAGAGCGCCACTACCGCAACGGGCGCATTCACTACCGTCGCCGCTGGTGACCTACTGGGCGCGTTCACCGTCATTAACAGCACCAGCAAAGATAGCTTGGAGCAGAAAGTCGGATACATCGGCAACAAGCGGTACGTCCGCATTAGCCTGGTGTACACCGGCACGACTATCAGCGCCGGAGTTGTCGGCGTTATCGCCACCGTCGATAGTGCAAGTACGGCCCCGGTAACAGCACCAGCCATCACCGCCACCACGTAAGGCGAACAGGCAATCCCCGCGTGGTTATGCTGCGCGGGGAGATTAAGGGGGTAATATGAAACTTACGCGAATCAGTGATAGCAGCGTAGAACCTGTGTCCTCCGCGCTAGTAAAGGCCCATCTCGTAGACGTTAATTCAAGCGACGACACACTATTAGCCATGTATATCCGGCGGGCAAGAATGGCGCTGGAAGTTTTGTCCCGTTCAGCATTATGCGTGGGAACTGACACTCAAACATGGAAAGCCGTGTTTACATATCAAGAATGGTTGGACGCGCAGGACGTCGATGGCACGATCACGCTCGGTTACGGCCCGATGAGTGCAGTAACAAGCATCATAGAAAGACGCAAATCAGCCACTACCACAACCGTCAGCACTGATGTATATACCACTGACCCTTCCACAAATAGGATTCTTTTGAAAGATGATCAACTGTGGCCTGATATATCTGGTACGCATACAGACTGCCTAGGATTTACAATCACATATACGGCAGTTAATACTGCACTACCGGATTGGGCCGCTGACGGGGTGTGTCGCCTTTGTGGTTATCTTTTTGAGCGTAGGGGTGATAGTGAGCCTGATAATATATTTGCTGTTGCGGGCCAGCTTGTTCCTGACGCTATTTCGTATGATGATTATTGACAAAACCAGGCGCAACATGTTATACTACCAAAAGTAATTACCCCGCACAAAATCTGATTGTACGGGGCGTATGAAATACCGATAGGAGGTATTGCATGAGAACTAGTATACAGCGATTCAAAGATGGCGTCAATTACACGCTAGGCACTATGCCTGCCGGCATGAGATGGGGTAGGGGCACAGTTCAGAACCGTACACCTAGCCCATTTGGCGATCGCAAACCACGATATTCTTTACTGTGCGATTGTGGAAATATTTATATCGCATTTGGGCGTGATATTGTAAGTGGTCACACAAAATCTTGCGGGTGTTATAAGCAGGCAATGATTAAAGTCTGGTCGACAAAGCATGGATATAGCTTACCTACTAGTGAATATTATAGGTTGTATAAGTGCTGGATACACATGATTAGCCGCTGTTACGATATGAATGATTCTGGTTACAACGCTCATGGAGGACGCGGCATCACTGTTTGCAATGAGTGGCGAGATAATCCAGAAGTATTTCAAAGGTGGGCTATAAGTAACGGATATTCTGACACCCTAACTCTCGACCGTTACCCTAACAACGACGGCAATTACGAACCTTCAAACTGCCGGTGGGCGACACGTAAGCAGCAGAATAGAAACACTCGGTCTAATCGCCTTATTATGGCATTTGGCGAGACGAAGTGTATTTCTGCATGGGTAGAAGATTCCCGCTGCGTTGTTTCCTATGCAACTTTATGGTACAGACTAAAGAGTGGAATGGATACCGAAGACGCGATGACAAAACCTTCCCGGCGTAGCAAGTAACTACTTCACGATGTAAAAAAGAACTCTCAAATGAATCGGGGGTTCTTTTTTGTGCCATCTTTCGAGGATGTGACTTATGGCTTATACACCAATATCATCGGCACAATGCCGCTATACAGCTACCATACTCACCCCGACGCTTATTACTAGCCCGGCGACTACCGGACAGGTTACGTGGGGCAACCTCGGCTCAACGCCGACTTGCAGAGTTGCGGTAGCGTGGCCGTCACTCGCGAGCTTAAATCATATAACCAACGCCGATAACGGAAGTGTTGCCACACTCACAACAAGAAAACGGGCAGACGTTATCGTAGGCCACATGATTCAAGTGGTCATGGACGCCGTGACCAGAACCTTTGACATTATGGCGATAGTTCCACACCGCGCCGCTGGCTGGATGGAAATAACCGGCAGGGAAGTTACCCGGCCTTCAATTATGTACACAATGACCGTGCAAAGACAGACCATCGGGAATAGTGCTTTCGGTGACGGCATGGGGGGATTTACTTCCGCATCAGGCACAAGTGGGTACGCTACTACAGGGGTAACGCTAACAGGAATTCTCAACAGTATCGACGCCACAATCAGATACACGCCCGCAGTTAATGGGCAACTAATCTCGCACGAATTTCACATACCTTATCGCAATGACTATAACACTGTTATCACCGCTGCTGACCGGCTGGTCATAGGCACCCGCAGCTTTTATATCGTTGGGATTGATGATATGAATGAGCATCACACCGAGATATGCGTCTATCTTAACGAGTTGAAGCAAGCAGGTCAGTGATATGCGAGTAATTGGCGTTGACAAACTATCTGGCTACTTCGCGAAGAAGCAAGCCGCTATCGAAGAAAAGGTAAAAGAAGCATTGATGCTGCGGGCAAAGGTTATACAGGACAAGGCAAAGTACCTTGCAGCTCCGCCGCCTAAAGTTTGGAGATTCACTCGCTTACCAACCGGGGGCAGGAGTCGTACCGGACAACCAAATACGCCGGTTCCTTCAACTTCCGATAGCATTGCTGATATGATAGAGATTATCCCATTAAATGGCGGGCTTACCATTCGCATTGTCAGCAGGCACTGGGTAAGTCTTTGGTTTGAGTTTGGCACGGGTGATACGGCAAGCACCGGCCCATTTCCGAATCCTCCGCATAATAGGTCATTCAATCGCGGCATGTACGCTTCACCGTTTATGGTTCCTGCGCTAGAAACCTCGCGAATGGGCACAATACGGGCGGTTAAAGCCGCACTAGGGGGTAAGTAATGCCAACAGAAACCGGATTCAGTATTCCGTTTGCTGCAATACAAGCTGGGATTTACACGAAACTCAATGCCGCCGTGACTTATGGCGGAGTCGCCGTTCCCGTGTTGAGCAGTCCGCCAATGGAGTTTACGCCAAGGCGCATCGAAATTGGCGAAGACACCGCAGATGCCTTCTGGGGCAAGGATTTCAAGGGCTGGTACACGACGACGACTATTCATGTCTGGGACAGCGGTGGTAGCCGCGCACCCGTGTTAAGTATCATGGATTCTGTGTCGAAACTACTCACAAAATTCAGTAGCCCAATTTCACTGGGCACGGGATTTTACAACATCGCAACTTTTCCCGGAGCAACGCTTTGTATCCGCGACAGTTTCGACGAAGTCCTCAAGCTACCCGTATATCACGGAGTTTTGAGACTTAAGCTATATATTCAGCAGGCTACGGCCTAGCACTAAAGGAGAAAGAAAATGCCAACACCAACACTTGTTGCCGGCAAAAACCTAAACATTGGGCCGCAGACTGCGGGCGTAGTAACGCCATTAAAGTTTTCGCGCGGCGGTGATATATCTATCACCGGGACTACCTTTGATGGCGCTCACAAGGGCGACCCATCAACCCCGAACTTCGTCGGCTATACCGAATGGAACGCCGCCGTTAGTGGAGTATTAGACGATACAGCCGCAGAGGTGTCGGGCATCAAATGCACACTCACCCGTGCAGGCGGACTCGTTTTCTGCGGCGACGTCTCCATTGACATTAATATGGGGTTCGCCAGTGCGAAGGTTCACGACCTGTATCCCAATACGGTTTTCGCTCCGACGCAGTATACGTGGAGTGCAACAGCAAATACCTTTTGGACTTCTGACGGCACCCCTTCAGAACTGACCGCCGAATTGTTGGCGGCATTGGAAGGCACTGATTTCCCCGCCGATGATGGCATAGAGGTGGTTTTCACCATTGGTTCTGCCATAACACTGACAGGCAACGGGAAAATTCATTCGTCTAAAACTTCTGGCGGGCACACCGACTTCGTGAAGAACGACTTCTCTATCATCGGAGATGGCGTGCTTACTCCGGTTATTACTGGAGCTTCACAGTTAGTGGCCGTTCTGACACCATTACTCGCGGGCACAGTTATTGCTATTGGGGTAAACGTTGGCGGGACAGGGTCTCCACTTACGGGCGGGAATGTCCTGGTTGGCAACAGCTACGGCAAGTCTGTCAAGATCAGTGCTCCAGTCGATGGCATCGCTACCTTCGACATCGCACTTCAGGGAACTGGGGCACTTGGCCCGTATGTCCCAGTAATACCGTAATTGTGTGGTAAGTAACCACACAAGCACTGGTGGGGACAATTCAGTCCCCACCCTACATTTCAGTTTTATAAGGGGGAAATTAGATGGCTAACATAGGCAAAAGAGCAAAGCCAACACTCGCGCCGGTGGCTCCGGTAGAAGTTCCGCAAGCCGACGTATTCACCACGAATGGTGACGTAGAAGTTTACGTTCCCGGGATGGAACGCACGGGGTACTTCCAGTTAAACGCACGCTCAATCAGCAACCTCCAGCGCAAGTTTGGTAAGTCGATCAAGGATTTATACGCTGACATTGCGATGAAGGCAGAGGGCGACATTCTTTCTGCTGTCCTTGTGGAAGGCTTTAACGCCCCGATTGAGCGTGACAAATACAACGCAAGCAAGGGCAGGCCGGGGCCGCTGGCTGACGAAGAGTTATGGACAGAGGACGACGTTCTCTACAACATCAATACCAACAACATTGGCTACTTGAGTGAACAGCTCGTGACCGGATTTGGAAAGGCATTCGGGGTGGATATCCCCCAAATATTGCGCCTGCTCTCCACATTAACGGAGGCGGGCAAGGAGATGGAGACAGCGATGGCGGCGTCTGGAGCAGTACTAGCTGGTATCGACAATATTTAGTTGCGGGTGGCGACCCCGACATTGAAGCCTTCGGGTTCCTAATTCCATGGGAGATATCCGAGTTTGTTGGGGCGTATAGCCTGCGAAAGAATGAGGCGATACTGCTCGAAGATGAGCGATTCGCTAGGAGCCTGTGGTACACGTTAAACTGTGGAACTATGGGCATCAGTGAGAAGAGTAGCTGGCTGAAAGTCGAAGACCTGCGCATGTTCAACCGCGATGGCGACAAGCAGGAAATTGACGAGAAGAAAGTTGCCAAGCCTAAACGCCTGACCCGCAAACAGAAGATAGCGGCAGAGCGTGCGAGACGCAAACAATGGGCATCCTTTGCTGTTTCAATACCTTCATTAGCAGAAACACAATCGCGCCTGTACGAAATATCGCAACTGCCGAACACTGACGTTTCCTGCTATGAGACATGGACAGAGTTGAACAAAGAGCGACTGGCAAAAGCGAAACTTAGTGACGCACAACGACTAAAGGCGTTGATAGACGATAAGACCCGCTTGCACAACAATCCAGTTTGTGGTATACTATGAATAGAAAGTGCCCACCGCAAAGACTAATTGCGGTGGGCGTATGAAATACCTAGAAGGAGGTATCGCATGAGACCTAGTATAGCACGAGTCAAAGACGGAGTCAACTACACGACGGACAACATGCCCGTAGGTATGGTTTGGAATTGGCTCACAGTCAAAGAGCATGAAGTAGAGAGAATCAAGGGACATTTAAGGCATTTCTATATTTGCGTCTGCGAATGTGGAAACATTTGCCGCGTAGAAGGCAATAATTTAATCAGTGGCCATACCAAGTCATGCGGGTGTTATCGGCGCGAGGTAATTACTACGCACGGCGACCGTGTGGTGGGTAGCGAGTATTTTAGACTGCATCAGTGCTGGGCAGCTATGATGAATCGTTGCTACAACAAAAACAGTGACAGTTACCATACTCATGGCGGGCGCGGTATTACAGTTTGTGTGGCATGGAGAGATAGCTCGGTATTCAAGGAATGGTCTCTCGCTAATGGCTATTCGGATAAACTCACCCTTGATAGAGAAAATAACGAAAGTGGCAACTATGAACCATCCAACTGCAGGTGGGCTACAGCGAAGCAACAGGCGAGGAATCGACGGGATAATCACATGATTACTGCTTTCGGAGAAACCAAGTGTATCGCTGAATGGGCTGAAGACGTCCGCTGCGTTGTTGCTGCTGGCACTTTGCGTATGAGACTAAAGCGCGGCATGGAACCCGAAGAAGCGATGACTAAATATAGCAGGCAGAGCAAATAGCGATTTCACATCTAAAATATTAGAACCTCTCATATAATGGGGGGTTCTTTTTTATGCGGCGCGTTTGCCTCAAAATACCCAAAGGGGGAATTTATGGCTGAAGATGGTATGGACGTAGGAGGCGGAGGAATTTACGTTGAAATCGGTGCGACCCTCATAAAATTGCAAGAAGACCTCAAAGTTGCCAAAGGAATGGTTGAGAAGTTTGCTGCTGACGTATCTACAGACGTAGTAACAATTCGCACTAATCCGGCTATGCTAGAGCAGTTGGAGGCAAAAATTGCCGCGCTCGAAGCGCAGGTAAAGACGCTCTCGGCACAGGTAGTTACCCCGCAAGTCAACATGGCGGAGTTGACCGCACTTCGCGCCGAGTTTACCGCACTGCAAGCGCAGATGGCCGCGTTGTCGGCAAAACCCGTTGTTATTGACGTGGTAACAAAGACCACTTCCGTTGGGGCAGGGGCGGCAGTAGTCAGTGGCAAGCCAATGCCACAACCTAGCGCAAAACTTCGCGAGTTGAATGAATGGAACTCTAGAGCTATCGCCAATGGTGGCGAAGCAATTTATACAAAAGACAATAGTGCTGTCTATGCAAAAGAGCAAGCAAAGTATGAAGCCGCACTAGCCAAAAGAGCTGCTGCTGACGAAAGAGCTGCTGCAAAAATAGTAGCGGCACAAGCAAAAGCTGACGCAGCCCTTGATTCTCAATATGCAAAGTGGACAGCAAAACAAGAAAAATGGGTAGCTCAAAAAGAAGCGGGAGAACAAAAAGTCGCTATTGCATCACAGACCGCTCGTGAAGAAGAAGCCGCTGGGCTTGCTAAAGTTGAGCAGATGAACGCGCAACTTGAAGCTTCTGATACCGCTCGCATGGAAAAGAGCGTTGCCAATGTCCGTAAACTCGAAGCGGTGCAGGCAGACGCTTTAGCAAAGCAATTAGCGGCACAGGCCAAACTTGACGCAGCAACAGTTGTCGCTAACGCAAAACTCGCTGCCCGTGTAGAAGCGTTCAATATCCAAAAGGTAGGCGTCAATGGTGCGCCAATATTTTCAGCAGCAGATGCACCCGCGCTCAATGCGGAAATGGCAAACCTAAAAGAGCAGCAGGCTTTACTTTCTGCACAACGCGGTGAGTTAGTAGCGCAGTCAGCGGCATGGAAGGAAATTGACGCCGAAGTAATGGCCGTTGGTGAGCGAATCAAGGCACTTTCGCCCGCGCAAGCATTTGTTAATGGCCTCGTCAAAGAGCAGTTAGCATTAGAAAAGGCAGTAGCCACCGCAGCTACAGCAAAGACCAAAGAAGGCACTGCCCTCGCTGCTCAAAACATCAGAAATGAAGCGCAAACTTACGCGCAAAACATAACAGGACTGCAGGGCGTTACCCCCGGCGGAGTATTCGCTAACACCTTTACAATTCAGAAGAGCATGGTTCTTATGTCTGCGGAGTTGCAGAAGCTCACCATCGACTTGAATAATATGGGTCCGAGTAATGCCGCTTACGAGATGACCAAGGCGAAAATCGACGCAATTGCTGGCCGTCTTCGGGCACTCCGGCAGGCCGCTGGTGAGATGAAAGCCGCGATGCAGCAGCTCGGAAGCACGTTGCAGGGCATTGGCATGGGCCTTGTAATGGCCGGTGCTGTAGGCGCAGCAACTATATTCGGCATTGGCAAAATTCAGAGTCACATCGACCAGACAAGGATTTCTCTCGCATCGTTATTCGGCAGTATGGATGCTGGTCTCGCGTTTATGAAGAAACTACGTGACTTCAGCGAGAATACTCCGTTCAAGTTTGATATTCTATTGAATGGCGCAAAGGAACTGAAGGCGTTTGGATATTCGGCAGAAGAACTAATCCCGACGATGCAGATAATCGCCGACAAGGTAGCACAGATTGGCGCTGACCCCGAAATGATGCAGCGAGTTATCACCATTTTCGGTAAGATTCGCAATGAAGGCAAAATAATGGGGCGCGAGTTGCTACAACTCGAAAAAGCCAATATCCCCGTTATCAAGTACCTGACTGAATATACCGGCGAATCATGGGAATCGTTATCAAAGCGGATGCGAAACCCGGATATGACAATATCAGCGGACGTGGCCTTGCCCGCGTTTACGCAGGGGATGAAGAAGGACTCCAGTGGTGTAGCAAAAGCACAGGAAATGGAATCTCTGTCAGGCAAGCTTTCTAACGCGGCAACTAACTTCCAGATGGCGATCACTAAACTCGGCGACGCTATGAAGGGTAATCTGATGAAGATTATCGACTGGGGCGTTAGCGTGCTTCATGCAATCGAAAACCTGTCTCCGGCAACGCAGAAGGCGATTGGAGATTTCCTGTTGTTCGGTTCGGCGGGCGCTGTTGTGACCGGCGTACTTGCATTGCTCGCGTCTGGAATTATAAGCATTGATGCTAAATGGGGGCAGTTCGCAGGGGTACTGGCAAAGATTCCGAATATTGCG